AACAAATTGAAATCCGAAAAAACCGACGATTACGAACAAGTCGCGGCGTTAATCGGATTTAACAGGGCCGCGGATGGTCCGCAGGAACCTGTAAAAGCACCCGCAAAAAGTGGGGAAATAAAAAAGGAGAAAGTTACTATGGATTTGAACGAGCTTAAATCCAAGCACCCCGGCGTTTATGCGGAGGCGGTGCAGGAAGGCAAAGCGGAAGAACAAGACCGCGTAAGTGCGTTTTTGGTTGCAGGTGATGCATCCGGAGACATGAAAACCGCAATTACAGCAATTAAAGACGGTTCAAAAATGACCGCAACATTGCAGACCACTTTCCTAATGGCTGCGGCGGGTCGGAAAAATATCGACGAGAGAACCGGAGACGATAAAGACGCCGGGGCAGCTCTCGAAAATGCTGACAACGAGACCGACACAGACGCGAAGGACACCGTGGCAAGTCAGGCGCTACTTAAGCAAACAATGGAAGCTTGTGGCGTTGAAATGGAGGTGAAATAGTGACTAACATCGAAATCACAAATAACGCAACAAGCGGCGTTGTAATCTGGGAGCCGGTATTCGACGATGATGTTCTCATCGTTACGGGTGCGGTCACATACGCAGCCGGGACAGTTCTCGGCAGGATTACTGCAAGTGGGAAACTTACTGCGTATACATCCGGAGCGGGGGACGGTTCGCAAGTTCCAATCGCGGTACTTCATGAGGAAACCGTTTTCACAGGTGCGGGGGAAATTCCATTTAGACCGATCCTCGGCGGTAGGGTTCGGAGAGCGGACCTCGTGGCGCACGGAGTCGGTGCGCTCACCCAGGCAGAAGTTGACCTTCTCAGAGATTACGGAATCGTAGCTCTGACCACCACACAGCTCGCAGAGCTTGACAACCAGTAACGAGGAGGCTTTAAAATGGCCGTAGAAATTACAAGGGAAGGCTGGTTACAGCTTTTTACCCAAATGCGAAGCCCTAATGGCTTCCTTTCTCGAATGTTTACAATTAAGCCCGGTGGCGTTTACAATGGCGGAAAAGTGGCCATTGATATCCAGCGCTTTGGGGAACAAGTGGCAATTGCAATTAAAAAGTGCACGGGTCCGAACCTGAACGACTTTGACACTTTCACAACAAAAGAGTTTGAGCCGCCTGCGTACGGCGAAGCATTTCCACTCGATGTTTGTGAACTCGTTGATCGTATGGCGGGGGTCGACCCATACACCGCGGCATACACTGAGTATGCGAGTCAGTTAGTGGCACGAATGGCTCAAGGATTCATGCTAATTGACGATAAAATCAAAAGGGCAGTGGAGCTGCAGGCGTCGCAGATTTTACAAACAGGTACGCTCACACTAACAGACGAAGAGGGTGCAACGGTTTATGAGATTGATTTCTCACCGAAGGCCACGCACTTCCCGACTGTTACAGTCGATTGGGACAACGCATCCTCGACGAAAATTGCCGACCTGCAATCGCTTGCGAACGTTATTCGGGCAGATGGTAAGGTCGATCCAAACAGGCTCGTTTTCGGCGAAACAGCCTTAAATCTATTTTTGACTGACGACGATGTCAAAGCCCGTCTTGATAATAGGCGTATGGAGATTGGGGAAATCGCTCCTGAAATGGTCGATTCTGGAGCAACTTTTTATGGACATGTCTGGGTAGGAACCTACAGATTTGAAATGTGGGCTTATCCGGATACATACACCGACCCGGCAACTGGAAACCCGACGAAGTACGTCGCGGACGATAAGGTCATTATGACCTCAACCCGCACACGTCTCGATATGACTTCGGCACGCGTTCCACTCCCACTCGGACCCGATCCGAGAGTCGCGAACCTTGTTCCGGGGCGTATGACTTCCACAACTGACGGTTTCGACGTTACGCCAAACGTTTACGCGACACCAAACGGAAAGCAAATCATGGGCGAGCTTGAATCCAGACCGCTTTTAATCCCTGTTCAAATTGACGGTTTCGGCTGTCTTGACACTAAAGCATAATTAGCCGCCGTGGGTTAGTACCCCACGGCAAGGAGGGCGACACGTGGCAAAGAAAGATAAAAAAGAAGAAGTCGAAATACCGAAAGAAGAGAAAGTGTTCGCTTATGCGGTAGCTGCCGGGAAATCTTTGACGACCCGTAAAGGTATTATCGGACCGGGTCAAGAAATCAAAGCGGAGCATGTTTCGGGCGGTATGGACACAATTGAAAAATTCGTAAAATCCGGGCATATTGTGAAAGGTTAACAGATGGGACTAAGGGCGATAGCGGAAACAGATTTGACCAACATACTTCAGGACAAAGATTACGGTTTCGGTTGGCCGATTACGGTAACCGATCCGAGTGAGACGTCCGCGAGTATAGTCGGTTTTTCGGATGATATATCCCAGGTAATCG